CAGCTCGCTGTCGTCAGCCTCGGCATCCAGTATTAACCGTGCCCTAGGGCTGAGAGGAGCGATCACAATGCTGAGCAATTTTTACACCGCAGACGCGCAACAGCAGGCCCTCGGCTTTCTGATCGCGCAGACGACCTACATCGAGCCGGGCGTCTACAGAATGAAGTATCCCGAACTCAATTATCGGGAGCTGGTGCCGATCGACACGAGCGCACCGGAATGGGCGAAGAGCATCACGTTCTTCTCGGTCGACCAAGTCGGCAAGGCGGACTGGTTCTCGCACCTGGCGCACGACGTGCCGCTCGCCGACATCACCCGCGACAAATTCGAGATGGCGATCGAGATGGCCGCGGTGGGCTATCGTTACACCACCGAGGAGCTGCAACAGGCGATGATGGTCCCGAACGTGAACTTGGGACCGGAGCGCGCGGCCGCTGCGAAGCGTGCGGCGGAGGAGTTCATTCACTTCACCGCGTTGTACGGCGCGGCGGCAAAGAACTGGTTCGGGCTGATCAACCACCCGGCACCGACCGTGATCAACACGGCGCAGACGTGGGCCTATCGGGTCGCGAACAACCAAATCCCGATGATCATGCAGGACGTCAACGGCGTGCTCGCCAATGTGTGGCAATCGTCGTCCGGCGTCGAGATCGCGGACACGCTGCTGCTGCCGATGACGCAGCTCAACGTGCTCACGACCACTGCAATGCCGAACACCACCATGACCCTCATGCAATGGGTCGAAAAGTACAACATGTACACGCAAGAGGCCAAAGCGCCTCTGACGATCCGCGCCGTGCGCGGGTTGGAAACGGCAGGTGCAGCTGGTCAGCCGCGTATGATCGCGTACAAGAAAGACCCCGAAGTAATAAAAATGCATGTGCCCATGCCGCATCGCTTCCTCGAAGTGATGAGGACGGGGCCCATGATTTTCGACGTGCCAGGAATTTTTAGGCTTGCCGGGCTAGAGATTCGGCGGCCAGGGGCCATGCGCTACTTGGACGGGATTTGAGGCAACTCGAATCAAAATGGAAAGGCTGAGGCAATGACGGTATATTAGCGGGACCGGGCCACGCTTGCAACGTGGGTCCGGCCCCTCACCACCCGAGCGTAGGAGGCTCGAATGGCTAAGCGAGTATACCGCAAGACGTACCGCGCGCACGGCGACCTGCCGGCCTTCCTAGAAAAAGCCTGCGCGTACCAAGGCGATGAATGCCTGCTGTGGCCCTATGGCAGAACCGCCAAAGGCTACGCCAGGATCGGAGCGAAGAACTTCGGCACCGTCCTAGTCGCTCGCATCGTGTGCAAGCGCGTCCACGGCGAGCCGCCAACACCGAAACATGACTCCGCGCACTCCTGTGGCAACGGCCATCTCGGCTGCGTCACGCCGAAGCATATTCGCTGGGCAACCAGGAGCGAGAACTACGCGGATTCGGTGGAGCACGGCACAGCGTCGCGCGGCGAGCGCAATGGTCGCGCAAAGCTGACGTGGAAACTGGTCGAGCAAATACGGAAGTCCCGAGGATCGCAGCGATTGCTCGCTGCCAAGTTCAACGTCGATCAACGAACGGTGGGGAGGATTCTCCGCCGCGAAATATGGAGAGAGCCTAATGGCTGACGTGCCGTTCAACCCGAACATGCACCCGGTACCGCAGAAGCAGAACCTAGTGCGTCCGCCGCCGCCCGACCATCCGTACTTCGCACCGATGCGTCCGGAGCCGAGCTGGGAGCGGCTGCAGGAGCCGTCCTCGCGCGTCAAGGTGACGAACACCTCGGAGAACGGCCAGATACATGTCGTGATTGATCGCTTCATGGTCGGCCACGAGCTGCGGGGTGGGCAGAGCGTCGAGATCGAGATGATCAACGACGAGATCGCCCGGTTCCAGGAGATGCGGCGGCCCGACCGGTATTACCCGGTGATCGACCCGGCCAAGCCCGGCCGGCCGAAGCCCTTGCACCCGATCAAGATCGAGGGCGTGGGCTCCATGATCGAGGGGGCGGCCGAGCGCTACGACGAGCGCCAGCGGGCGCTATTTGCCGAGCGTGAGGCGGCGCGCGCGCAAGCGATGGCGGTGCCGAAGGGCAAGGGCAAGGGCTAATGGCCTCGGGCGCGGACATCGCTGCGTTCAGGATTGCGATCCCTGAGTTCGCGTCGATGACCGATCCGCAGCTCTCGAACGCGCTTGACGAGACCGATATGTGGCTGGAGGCGGGCTTGTGGCATCCGCCCGACTTTGTGTGGGCGCGGTGGTACTTGACCGCGCACAACATCAAGATGTCGCTCGGCATCGGCGGCGCAGTGGCCGGCGGTTCGGGCGGCAGCAGCGAGATCAGCTCCGACCTGTTCGTGCGGATGGTGGCGTTCGGCGAGCGGCGCGTCATGTTCGGCGAGCGCAAGGTGTCCACCACGGAGGGCCAGATCACCGGCCCCGGCGCGGCGGAGTTCGACGACACCATTTACGGCCAGAAGTTTTTAAGGTTGCGGAGTCGAAATATACCGCCGATCCTCACGGTATAGTAGCGGAGCCGACTCGCGTTGAAGCGCGAACCGGCCCCTGACCACAACGAGCATTGGAGGCTCGACATGGCTAAGAAGATCGTATTGCTGCGCCGGTTCTACGTCTACGGGATCAAGGTGGACGGCATCGTCCGGTACGTCGGCAAGGGCTGCAATGGCCGCATCTACGCGCACGTGGTCGAAGCCAAGAGCGGCAACCACTGCAACGAACAACTGAGCGCGGCGCTGCGAGACGGACGCGGCATCGAATACATCCTCTTCCGCGACGACCTGGACGAGCGCGGAGCGTTCAAGCTGGAAGCGGCTATGATCGCGAAGCACAAGGACCTTTGGAATAAACCGTTTCACGCCGCGCATGCGCTCAAGTCGCGCTGGCTCGATCCGGCGGCGCGCGCGAAGCACAGCGCAGCGATCAAGGCGAAGTGGCAAGACAGTGACTTTCGCGAGAGCACGAGGGCGAACATGAGGGAGGCGGCGAAGGTTCGCCCGCGCACGACACGCGGACAGTGGGGCTGAGCCATGGTGTTCTGGCGCGGCCCGCAGGTGATGATGGACAGCATCGTCGACGACTTCTTCGCTGAGCCGATGCGGTACGTTCCATGGGGCCCGGTGGGGATCGACGACGACGGGCAACCCGATCCAGCTCGACCGCCGTTGGACACGCGAGCGGCGCTCGTCATGCCGGGCGCGGCAGCATCGGGCGAGGCGGGTTCGGGCGCGCAGGGCATGACGGCAACATACTTGGACACGACGACGTGGTTCTCGATCACCGAGTACAACCTGCTGCCGTACAAGCTGAGCGACCTTCAGCAAGGCGACCGGGTGTATTTTCCCGACCGCAACGAGTGGTACATGATCGACCACCCAATGCCGTCGAAGACAGGACGGCCACAGGTTTACGTTTCGCGGATTCAAGAGAGCACGCTGTGATGGCGCAGTTGTTCGGCGCGTTCTACTGGAGCAAGGCCGACTACGACGCGATCATGGCCAAGTTGGATCAGGTCCTTTTCAACCAAACCAAACCGAGCAAGAGCGAGGAAAAGATCATGAGCGCGTTGGACGATCTGAAGGCGCAAGTTGAGATGAACACCAACTTGGAGCAGTCGGGGATTCAGTTGATCCAGGGCATCGCCCGCCAGTTGGAGGAGGCGAACAACTCGGGCGACAACGCGGCGATCCAGGTGTTGACCCAGCAGTTGCAGTCGAGCGCTGCCGCGTTGAGCGCTGCCATCGCTGCCAACACTGAAGTGACGCCTGTCACGTGAGCCTGCTGCGTCCGATCATCAGGAGCTGCGCCGTCGCCGCGCTCCGGGATCGGACGTGGGCCGGAGCCAACGTGTTCGACTCCGATTTGCAGTCGATGGCCGAGGCGATTCAAGGCAAGGCCGACAAGCCATACATAGTCGTCTATACGGACACTGACGACAGAACTCCTGCCTCGATGGCCGAGATGTATTCGGGCATCGGCCGCAAGATGCAGCTCGCAATCGAAATGGGCGTTGCGTCAGCTGTCGCGCTTCCGAACACCGAAGAAATCAGCGTGCGGTTTTCCGCTACGGACGAAGGCCTCGAATGGGCCTGCGACGTGATGGACGGCCAGATTATGGCCGCGTTGTGGGGCGACCCGGATTCGGTGTGGGGAGAGCTGTTGAAGCGGTTTGCGCCGCGCGTGTTGCGCGTACCGTCCCGGCGCGGCGGTCAGGGTTCTGGCGTTAAGTTCGCCGCGAGGCGCACAGTGTACGAGCTCCAAACGATCTATGAGATCGCGCCCGGTGTAGTGCCGCCGGACGTTCACCCGGTGCACGATTTCATCCGATTGGGCAAATCGAGCCTTGCGCCGGTCAACGTCGCCGATCGTGCGCGGACAGTGGAGAAGCTGATCGTGGAGAGCGACCCGCATTCCGCTTGGCTGATCGCCGCTGCGTACATTGGCGGCTCGCGGCAGTCGATCAAGAACATCCAGCCGGACGGTGTGCCGCCTCCGTGGGGCGAACCGGGCGTAGAGCTCAACGTCGAGCAGCCGCCGCTGGAAGAGATGGGGATGCATGAGCGCATCTATGACCTTGAGAAGCTAGACCTCGTGGACGACAACCCGTTCGAGTTGCCTGCGCCGTACGACGTGACAGTTGGGCGGCCGCAGTTCTCGGTGCCGAAGGTGACGCGGATTCCATGATCCCGACCTACAAGGTCGACGCCGAGGACATGCTCAACTGGGCGCGGTACATCGAGGAAATACCAAAGGTGACGAACGCTGCGATCGCGCGCGGGCTCAACACCTACGGCGATGGCGTGTTGGAAAGGACTGCGGCCAAGATTGCCGACAAGGCCGACCTGCAAGTCCACGAGGTAATGGCGACCATCGTTGTCACGCGCGCGACGCCGCGCAGGCTCGAATGGTCGATGGATGCAAGTGGAATCCTGCCACCATCGGGAGACTGGTCGCGGCCGTGGGCAACACGCGATCAGAACCAGTTCGACAAGCAGGTGCTCGTCAACATCACGACGATGCACGACAGGTTCTCGTGCGAAGTGTGTGAACAGGCGGCTGCGTCTGGGCCATACACGATGGCCGACATCGACACGATGGTGGCGAAGTGGAAGAACTTAGAGCCAGCAACTGGGCCAGCTCCGGGCTTCCGCACCAACCTGATCCATCCGAACTGCCGCTGTGTGCTGACGCCGTTCGCCAACAAGCGGCGGTTGCGAGTGACGTTCGGAGCTGGCGAACAGGAGATGTACACGGCCAAGGGTCTTGCGGACGCCATTGCCGGCGAGCTGAAGGTTTCGATCAAGGCGGTGAAGAAGAGGGCAAAATGACGAGTCCTTACCAGCGGCTGTTGCAGCGGTCTGCGGAGGCGAACCGCAACAATGGCGTAGAGACCAACCGGCAATGCACGATCAAGGAGGTCAAGGAAGAAGGCGGCGAGCGCAAGGTGCGCTGCATCATGGGCATCCGGCCGGACGGCTCGGAGTGGTTGAGCCCGTGGATGAGCACGCAGGAACAGCGCAGCGGCCAGGAGCGCTCGCAGTCATCGCTCAAACCGGGACAGAACGGCGTCATCCAGGGCTCGTTCCGGCAGGGCACGTTTTCGGCGCAAGGCGAGGCTGATCACGCGCCACAGCCAAAGCACGCGCCGCAGACCAATGGACCGTCACAGTCGGTGGGCAAGAAGTTTCGTTCCGCCACGCACGGCGGAGAGGACGAGCAGCAGCAGGGCAGCGGCGGTAGTGGCGGCAATCAGGGCAGCAGCGGCGGCGGCCAACAGCAGAAGCAGGAGAAGGAGCACTACTGGACCAACTACCTCGTCAAGGAAGACGAGAAGCTGGAGAAGTGGACGCCGCAATCGGGCAAGTCCCAGACCAGCAGCGGCTCTCAGGGCGGCGCCGGAGGCGGTGGCCTCAACCCAAAAGGCGGCCAGCAGCAGGGCAAGCAGGGCGAGCAGAAAAAAGAAGAGAAGGCGATGGCCGTCTCGATGCACGAGAAGATGGGCCACACGGCCAAGATCGGCGACGGCGACAGCGCGGTTCGCTACGCCGCGCACGAGAAGGGCGCCAAGATCAGGGCAGGGAAGGACAACTACTTCGTGTCCGAGAAGGACAAAAAGAACCTGATCAAGTCGAAGATCGACAACTACGTCCACGCCAAGGACGGCCAGAACTACGTCAACAAACCGTGGGTCATCAAAGACTCGCCGGACGATCCGGTCCCGAATCATGACGAGGCATAGGAGCTTGCCATGGTAGGAGTTTCAAACCGCATCATGCATCTGGTGAAGCAGGCCGGCGTGCCTGCCGCGCCGTTGCTCGAGTACGAAGTGCTTGACCCGCACCACGAGCCCGACCTGAACGGCGAGCTTGCCGGCGGCAAGGTCTACAAGAAGTCTGGCAAGGAGTTCGTTAAGCTGACCGAGGATCAGGCACGGTTTTACCTCGACAGCGGCTCGATCAAGAAGGTTGAGGCGGCACCGGACGCGCAGGCGCAGGCCGCTCCGAAGAAGAAGTAGCAGCTCGCCATGACGCTCCCGGCCGACCTCGCCGGCGGCTACCTGCCGCAGCCCGGCGAAATACGGGCGGAGAACGAGCAGGCCTCGCGCTATTACCGTGTCGTCAACGCGATCTGGCCGGACCTACTCAACCAGAAAAGCATCATCGCGCCGGTCCGCAACGGCGTGAACCGCGAAACCGGCATGCTGATGCAGGGCTGGGATCACGTCGAGCAATCGATGAAAGTGATCTTCGCCACTGGTTTCCATGAGCGCATCTTGCGGCGGTGGGTGGGCTCCTACGTCCCTCACATCCTGGGCGAGATCGCGGTGCCGCGGATCATCACGCGCTTCCACTGGGCGATGGCAGAAAGCATCGAGCTGTGGGAACCGAACTACCGCATCCAGACGGTGTTCTTCATGGACACCGCGATCGAGCAATGGCAGCCGACCGAGACGTTCGACGTGGCGGGGGAGTTCAGGCTCGGCCACGTGTTCTTCCGCACCGAGGGCAACTACCGCCCGCGCGCTCATCTGGGTGATCCGTCGCCCTACATCCGCCGGGCCAACACGCTGCTGAGCCGTGGTGGCGAAATATGGGACCCGGCGCTCGGCGGACAGGTGAGCT